AAATTATTATTGGCCTAAATCAATTAGTTATGAAAACATTTGTACAACTGACTTTACCCCTCACAGAGGAAACATCGACATCCTTACGGGAGGCTTCCCCTGTCAGCCATACTCAAGCGCAGGAAAACGACTTGGGAAAGAAGACGAGCGACATCTCTGGCCGCATATGCGCAGAGCAATTCGGGAAATTGAGCCAACCTGGGTCGTGGGCGAAAATGTTCGTGGTCTCACTAATTGGAGTGGGGGAGTGGTCTTCGAGGAAGTGTGTGCTGACTTGGAAGCTTGTGGCTACGAAGTACAACCGGTACTATTGCCAGCTTGTGCCGTCGGTACGCCACACCGAAGAGACCGAATTTGGTTTGTTGCCTATTCCAACAGCAATGGATTCAACCAATGCGACAGCCAAAATGAAAAGCACCCAGGTAAAACCAGGTTCGATGCACTCAATGACGTTAACGAGAATGATGAGCAATGGAATGTTGTCAACTCCATGCGCGAGCGATGCGAGGGGAGCATACCCACCAACATCTTTGGACAATTTTCCAACGAGAAGAACAGCAATGAAATCAATTTATTGTCAATTAGAAGATGGAGAAAAAAATTATCATTCGAAAGATTCCCAACTCAATCCCCGATTTGTGGCGGAGATGATGGGCTTCCCACCGAATTGGACGGAATTACCTTTTCTAAATGGAGAAACGAAAGCATAAAGGGCTACGGAAATGCGGTCGTACCACAATTGGTGCTATCGATATTCAAAACAATAGAAAAAATAAACAATGAAACCAGCCAAAGAAACCCCTAACTGCCCCCATTGTGGGAAGGTATTCGTTAAGAACAAACAGAAGCAGCGATTCTGCTCAACACCCTGCAACCTTGCATGGTCCTATGTGAATGACCGGGAGAAGTACTGGCCCCAGCGGATGAATAGCTACCAACGGGAAAGCAATCAATTTTTCAGATGGAGCCAATACCCAGAGGGAATATTATGATACCGAAAGAGTGTAAAATGTCTGAAATATCCTACATTAACCCCCGAACGGGTATATTATGAATGATAACTAAAACAAAGACAATGACACAACCTCAAAAAATGTAAACCCAATCAAATGAAAAATATAAAACAGACAATCATCCGCCTCCTCTATGCCAACGCCAAGCTCCGGGACAATGACTCCGACCTAATAGCCAATATATGGCTACTTGAGGTAGGGTACGGCAACCTTTCCAAAATGTCTGCCGTAGATCTTTTATCGCTGTTTGCAAACGGCAAACTAACTTCGCCGGAGACCATCCGCCGCCAGCGGCAAAAGATTCAAGAGCTACACCCCAACCTCAGGGGGAAAAGCTATACCCACCGGCAGCGGGAACAAATCAATGTAAAATCATTTCTTAAATCATACTAATATGCCCATACCAGAGCAAAACATTGGCGAGTCAGCCGTGGACTTCATCCAAAGATGTATGTCCGATGAAACCATGAATACAGAATACCCGGATAAGGACCAGCGATATGCCGTGTGCATAGATCAGACAAAGTCCAAAAGCACCCTTGAGCAGGCCATTCAAAAGCTGGTGGACAAATTCAACCAAAAGTGATTATAGTTATTAGTTTATATTTGTTATGGGGAATAATAGACATATTCCGCCAAACGAATAAACTATGAAACTAAAAACCTCCATCGGTTTATTAGCTCTTGCCGCCGTTATCTATTGCCTTTACATCTCATTCGGAATGAATCCAGACTGGGTTGTATGGAATGATCACGGTTACTTGTTCGGGTTCAACTGGTCCACCCATGTGATAGAGAAAATGATTGCCGTGCTGCTGATAGTGACCTACGGATTCCTGGCAACGGCTAAAGAAGCTTAAAGAAGCTTAAAAGCTAAGGACTAATTTTTCGGTAATTCTGTTCCCACAGGACCTCACACATCCTGCGGCTAACTTTTACTACCTTGGTCTCAGACCAGTCAGGGTGGATTATGTGCAGCATCTCATGAAGCAGATACAACAGATGCCGCCTGCCCTTCAGCCTTTCATCCAACTCAATGGTATTTCCTTCAGCGAGGCCCCACGCCATCTCCTGCCCTAACTTTCGATGGATGATTTTTATCTTAGTGGATTTGGCCATTGATGATCTGGTAATTCTTGACGGTGAAATTACCACTCGGCTCAGTAAGTATATGTGCGAACCCGTGCTGGCTATTGGAAACCAACGGAGAATAATTTGGCCTAAGCTCACAGAGGCATCCCGTGGACCAGCAGCCGATGACATTACCATCCAGGTCTATCTCCGGGTGATAGCTGGCACGGTGCAGATGGCCAACAATAACCGACTGCTTCGACCTCAGAAAGGCACCCCTTGCCGGATTCACCGGAGTGAATACCCCCTTAAAGACATGATGCCCATGTGTAATGCTAAGCTTCCCCGCCTTGACCAGGGTATCATCGTCAATTATCTTCACCCCCAAATCATTAAGCCTTAGCCTTTCCTCCAGATGAAAATAAGGATCATCCCATATCTCATGGACCTTTGTCATCAGGAACTTTTCCCACCTTACACAGTGGTTACCTTTTAACCAGTAAATGCTGGCCTTAGGAAATGTACTGCGTAAACTTTCAAGAAAAGCACGGGTCAGTTCAAATTCCTCTCTGACAGACCGTTTTCGCATATCCCGTTCGAACTTGGAAACCTGGGCGTTATCAATGAGGTCCCCATTGATGAAGATAGTGTTGCAATCAGATTGTAACCCATACTCAAAAGCCAAAGTAACGGCATCGATATTATGGTAAGGGATATGCAAATCGGAAATAAGCAAAATATTATCACAACCTTCAGGAAGCTTAAAATGATCTCTTTTATTTTCATAACTCTGTGGTAATTTATATGGGTTATAAGGTCTCGCATCTCTTCCGAATTCCTCACGGTCCACTGACCGGGTATCATACTTCCTGCTGCCGTGTTTTCCCTCTATGGCTCTTAGACATCCACGGGCATCATCCACATCTTTGTAAATCAAATTGTGGTCCTTGTAAATTATTCGTGCTAATTTTAGGGTCGGTAAATCAGGGAATTTACGGCGATACTCTCTTGCGAGTTCTCTTTTATTCATGGGGATTCGTGCATGGTTCGCCAAATGTAAACCTAAAATTTTACAAATGCAAGGGCCAGAATTAGGAAGACCAAAAGCAGGATTGGATACATTACCTGAAGGATGGGAAATGCAGATTATAGAAATGTACTTAGAAGGTGCATCCGATGTTGAAGTAAAAGCAGAGATATACAAATGGCGAGGCTCATTTTCAAATGATTTATGGGAAAGATGGATGGAAGAAGAACCGTTTGGAAAAGTAATAGAGCAGGGTAGATTAATAAGGGGGAATAAATTAAAAAAACCAACTAATCCAAGGCATTTAGAAATATTAAAAAGAAGGAGACAAAATAGAAAATATGAATATATTGGTGAAAATAAATTAATAGTTTCCTTAAAATCATTGATGAGCTTTCATGTAAAAAACAGAAAAAGCAAATTCAAAAAAACAACATTTGAATTATTGGGATATGATAAAGATGAATATATAAAAAATATCATATCTAAATTAAAGCCAGGAATGAATATTGAAAATTATGGACAATGGCACATAGATCATATTAGACCCTGTAGTTCATTTAATTTGAATGATACTGAAGAAATAAAAAAATGTTGGAGCTTGGAAAACTTGGATCCAAAATGGGCTATTGATAATATTAGGAAAGGAAATAAATATTAAAAGTACAGCACAAAAACAGCTAATGGCAGCCAAAGACATTATACAGCATCAGTTCAAACCTGGGGAGTCTGGCAATCCAAATGGAAGACCAAAAGGCGTATTAAATTCTAAAACAAGACTACTTAGGCTATTGGAATTAACACAAAAAATCGAGAATCCAGTGACTGGAGAACTGGAAGAATATACAGTGCTTGAGCAAATGGACATGAAATTAATAATGAAAGCATTGAGTGGTGATGTGGTAGCATATAAGGAAATATTAGACAGACTTGAGGGTAAGGCAATTCAGGAAAGCAAGACCACAATGGAGGGAAATATCGACATTAAGCAGATAACAGGAATGGTGATAAAATGAAAAATTTGATTGAAGACCTCGGGATAAATCTCGGAATGATACTGGCTGGCTTCTTTGGATCATTGGTAACACTGGGCAAAAAGTCAGCCTTTTCTGTCAAGACAACACTAACCTCTATAATAGCCGGCATGGCATCCAGCAATTACCTCACCCCGGTGGTGGGTGACCTGTTCGATATCACTAAACAAAACTACCTGTATTCAATAGCTTTCATACTTGGTTTCCTCGGCCTCAAGGGGGTTGAGTTAATCAGCGATAAGATATTCAATAAGGAAAAATAGCTGGTTGTTTGTTTCGGCCTGGCTATTCGTGGCCGGGCCTTTTTGTATCTCAAAAAATGATGTATATTTATATCAAATTTTAAGGTTATTGGATTACCCCCGGCTAATCTTAGCTGGGGTTTTTATATATTTGTTGGGATTGTTTTTCATTTGTTTACCCCTGCTATTCTTGGCGGGGGTTTTTTCACACCACTTGCAAAAGCTATATTAATTTTTAATTTTGTGAAACTCCTTAACTATGAAAAATATACTTTTCCTCATCTTCATCTGGGGATGTACCCCGAAGGATGAGAACCTACAGCAGCGGGCTATATGGCCCAGCACGCTGGAACTCGGCACAGATATCACCTCCGGCAGGACAGACAATATCTGCCTGTGTGAGTATTCATCTTTCATATCCACCTGCGGAATGGCACCCGATACCGAAGCACCGGACATGGGCGTGGATGTCTATCAGATATCCGGCAAGCCAGCGACAATTACATGGCAGGCTGTGGATGGCAAGACCGTCCCCGTGATCACAGGGCTGGAGGCGGGACAATATTCCTTCGGTGGGCATCTGTGGATCCATGGCTTCAGGACTTGCGACAGCACCTATCAGAATACCGACCTCTATGATACTATCAATGTTAATATACTTAAACGAAAGAAGCTCGGCAACGGAAGATGATTAAGTTACATTTGGGATGTGGGAAGGTGGACCTCGGTCCGGAATGGGACCATATAGACGCTCAGGATTATGACCATATCAGGAGCCACAATGTCAAGAAGCTACCTTATAAGGATAGCACGGTGGATATGATTTACGCATCCCATCTGATAGGATATTTCGACAGAAAGGAGGTGATCAAGGTGTTCAACGAATGGCACCGGGTGCTGAAGCCGGGAGGCGTGCTGAGGATAGCCACTCCTGACTTTTGGAGGCTCAGCCAGATGTACACCGCTAATAAGCTAAAGATTGAGATGATACTTGGCCCGCTGTTCGGGAGGATGGATATCGGGGTGAACATATACAATAAGACGGCATGGGATTACCCAAGCCTGACACGGTTCCTGCTGACCTGTGGCTTTACTAATGTGAGGCGTTATGAGTCAGAGATAGATGACAGCTCAGGTGAGCATCTAAAGAATACCCTGATATCCCTTAATGTGGAATCATACTGCGCTAAATAATGGCATACGATTTAAGCTTTGAGACTCATGGCAACGATAAACAAAAGGAGTGCGGTGCCAGGTGGAAGGATGACCATACCACTGAGATAGTGTATGGCGGTGCCAAGGGAGGAGCCAAGTCATATACCGGTGCCTCATTGATCTTCGGTGATGCCCTCATATATCCGGGTACTCATTATTTCATTGCGAGGGATTCGCTGAGTGACCTGCGGAAGTACACCATCCCCACCATCCATGAGGTCTTCGGTAACTGGGGCCTGCATCAGAAATACTTCTCCTTCAACGGGCAGGATAACTACTTTACTCTTTACAATGGCTCCAAGGTATTCCTCATTGATGCGGCTTACCAGCCACGGGATCCTTTATATCAGCGGTTCGGTTCAATGCAGATGACCAGGGGATGGATAGAGGAGGCGGGGCAGTTCCGGCTGGCGGCAAAGAATAACCTGTTCGCATCGATAGGTCGGTGGAAGAATGACACCTACGGCCTGAAGGGAAAGCTGTTGCAGACCTGCAACCCGGCAAAGAACTATTTATACACGGATTATTATCGGCCCTTCCGGGATGGCAAGCTGCCTGATCATAAGGCGTTCATTATCGCCTATCCTCAGGACAATAAGATGCTGTCACAGGGGTATATTGACAACCTGATGCAGATATTAAGCCCACATGAGAAGGAGAGGCTGATATATGGTAACTGGGAATATGATGATGATCCCAGTGCCTTGATAGATTACGATAAAATACTTGATATCTTTTCCAATCCTGTACCAAGCGGGGAGAAAAAGATAACCGCCGACATCGCCCGGCTGGGAGGGGATAAGATAGTCATCATTGAATGGGATGGATGGAGGGGTAAGGTTCGCTGGTTCGATAGGCAGACACTTGACAAGACGGGTACTCTGTTGGAGGAGGCGAGATATCGTATGGGGATAGGTCTGTCTGATGTGCTTGTGGATGAGGATGGCATGGGTGGGGGAATAGTGGATTTTCTGAAGGTGAGAGGATTCGTAAATAACTCCAGCCCGGTGGAGAGTCCTGATGGTCCTTATGAGGATGGAAAGAGAATGAAAGAGAATTTCGACAATCTAAAGAGCCAATGTTACTTCAGATTATCTGAACGAATAAACAGAAATGGATTATTTTTACAATGCGATGAAGATGTGAAGGGATGGATCATCGAGGAGCTTGAACAGGTGAAGCAGAAAAATATGGACTCAGATACCAAGAAAGGGGTGATACCTAAAGACAAGGTAAAAGAGATCCTTGGCCGTTCACCTGACTTCGCCGATGCCCTGATGATGCGTGAGTATTTTGAACTCAAACCAAAGCGGAGCTTTGTGGCTGCTACATATTAAACTCAAATAAATGGACCTTTTTGGCCGTAAATTCCAAAGATATTTAGACACGATAAAGCAAATGAATGATGCAAGGATAGCCTCATTCATGTCTAATTTCAACACCACCATATTCCCGCATTACAAGACCCTCAAGGAGCAGATGGTTTACCAGACGATGGACGATGTCTATTCCGTGGTGAGCCGCCTCTCTTTGACGGCGGGGATGATACCTTACTATATTGAGGCGAAGGATGGAACCGAGCTAATGGATGACAAAGTGGAGGCTGTGCTTAATCAGCTGACCTTTGAGATGAAGGAAAAGATACACATGAACCTCCTGATATCCGGTGAGGTCTTTTTGTATAAGCAGAGATACGAGCTGGGCGTTAATGCCGGGCAGTTCAAGCTGATACTAATCAACCCGGCCAATGTCATCGTGCGGGTTAGCAGTTACTTTCCTTTTGAGGTGGTTGGCTTCGTGTATCAGAATGTCAATGGCGGGGCATCCTTCGAGATACCCGTGGAGGATATGGTCTATGTGAAGCTTGAGAATCCGGGCAGCGGCGATGAGGATGTCAGGGGATTGAGTCCTATCAAGGTGCTATCCAATAGGCTTACCAGGGTGCAAAGCAATATCGATGTATCTGTAAGCCAGCTCCAGAATGGAGGACTGCCGGGGGTACTATTCGATAAGTCCCCATCCTTCAGTCCTGAGCTTGCCAACCTACACAAGGAGAACTTCGCAAGATTCCTGTCCAACTCATCCAATAAGTCAGCACCCTATATCATGGGTGGTGAGGTGGGGTATATCCCTATCGGTTCCACGCTGGCGGATATGGACCTGACAGCCCTTGCAGATATCGACTTCGATAAGATATGCAATGTCTATGGGGTATCAAGTACATGGTTCAACAATCACAATGCGGCCACCGAGTCCAATGTGAAGCAGATGGTTAAGCTGGTTTATACCAATGCCGTCCTTCCCAATGTGATGCGGGTGCAGGATGCAATCAACAATCAGGTGATAGCTGAGCTTAACCCGAATGCGATAATCATGTACGATATCTCCGATGTGCCGGAGCTTCAGGAGGACATGAACATCAAGGCAACTACTTATGCCACCATGCCGATAATCATCCCTAATGAGGTCAGGGAGGGCATGGGATATGACAGGATTGATGATCCGCTGTATGACCAGCCGATAATCAAGGCCGGCTATCAGCTGCTGAGTGACCTCACGGTGCCTCCTGATTTGCCTCTGACGGGTGACTATATGAATGTACAAAATGCACAACCGAACAGGCAGAATGTCCCTTGAGATGATGGCCATAAAGATAAGGGCCAGCATAGACAGGCTT